TGTCCATGAATACACATATCCTCAACCAATTGTTCAAATGTAATTTTTGGTTCCCAACCTAGTTTTTCCTTTGCCTTAGTGGCATCACCTAATAAGGTCTCTACTTCAGTCGGTCGAAAATATTTAGAATCAACACGAATTATTGGCTTTCCACTAAACTTTTCAACTCCAATCTCATTAAGTCCTTCTCCTTCCCATTCAATATGAAGACCAAAATAAGGTCCAGCAGCATTTACAAATTCTTTAACTGAATATTGCTTTCCAGTTGCAATTACATAATCATCTGGTTCATTCTGCTGTAGCATTAACCACATTGCTTCAACAAAATCCTTAGCATGTCCCCAATCTCTTTTAGCATTCAAATTACCAAGATACAAACAATCCTGAAGTCCAACAGAAATCCTAGAGAGTCCTTGTGTTATTTTTCTGGTAACGAAAGTCTCACCCCTGCGAGGAGATTCATGATTAAAAAGAATCCCAGTGCAAGCATACATTCCATATGCTTCACGATAATTCTTAGTAATCCAGTAACCATAGACTTTAGCACAACCATAAGGAGAACGAGGATAAAATGGAGTTGTTTCTGTCTGTGGTATTTCTCTAACCAATCCAAACATCTCAGAAGTAGATGCTTGGTAGATACGAACTTTACTCTCCATTCCAAGCAAACGCACTGCTTCAAGCACTCTCAAAGTTCCCAGAGCATCTGTTTGACCTGTATACTCAGGCACCTCAAAAGATACTTTTACATGACTTTGAGCACCAAGATTATAAATTTCATCTGGTTGAACTTGCTGAATGACTCTTACAAGATTAGTAGAATCAGTAAGGTCACCATAATGAAGAGAAATAAAATTATAGATGTGGTCAATGCGATGAGTATTGATCAAGGATGTTCTTCTGACAATTCCATGAACTTTATATCCTTTTTCGAGGAGTAATTCTGCTAGATAAGACCCATCTTGCCCAGTAATACCAGTTATTAAAGCAGTTTTCATGAAAAAATATTACTTTTTGGGAGACTTATGAATTAACATTATACCCATAAAAGGCACAACTGTCAATCCCATTCCACATATAAACAACCATATTGGACTTGCTGCGAGTGTCTCTATAATGTGAAAAATCATCTTCCTCTCCAATTCTTGTATTCGAAGTAAAAGTATTGGTCTACCTCATCAAGACCGCTCAGAGGAGCATCTACACCCCACTCAGACCACTCTAAACAAAACTGCCTGATATCGTGATTATTTACAACAGAGTGTCCGTGTATTCTCACAAACGATGACATAGCAAAATGATATTTCTTACTGTGGGTAGGCATTGTGAAGTCCCCAGTTTATGAATAGAGCAATTGCCGAAAAAAGTAAAATGGCTGATATGGAAGTTTTCATTACATTCCTCCGTTTCTAAATCCGACTATGTATCCAATAATAACTCCACACATAAATGCTATAAACATATAGAGCATATGTGAAAAAAATTCAATAAACACTAACCAATCATTCGTCGTCATCGTCTTCAAAAGTAGATGGTTCTTCAAAAAGTTCTTCCATTTTTTGTTGAAGGACTCTTTGTTGCAGTTCTTGTAAATCTTCTTCCGTAAATCTTATCACCAGTAAAGGATCTCCTACTTTAACGTCGTTTAATTCTGGATGTTTTATTTTTGGATTTTTAGAGTACCCGTGTCGAGCATTCATAATCATCCAACCTTGAACCACCATAGAAATAGCGATACCTACAAGAATAAACCAAGGAATTAAAAAAATTATTGGAGTGTAATGTTGAGCCATGGAAATACTGGCGGAATTACTCCAATGAGTCGAAGAAGACCCTCAGCAAAAAGTGCAAGAACAACCCAACCAACGCACATTGAAATAATCGAAGCATTACGATTATGTCTGCGTATTGCATCATCAATCATCTCCTTGACTTCTGCGTGAGTTGCATAATCATCATCAAATGGTTCCATCATTTTTCATCTCCAAGAAACTTTGCAAGAGGATCTCTTCTAGTTTTAACTATCTCAACTGCTCTCTTGTAGAACATATTATTCATGTTCCCAGAGGCTTCGAAAGTCTCCTTGATCTTTACCCAATTATCATAGGTATGCTGATCCATAGGGTGTTTAAGTTGAATACTACTACTTATACTAATAGGCACTTCAACTTTGTCAACATTGTGTTGATACGAAGATATAGATTAAAAAATTATAAAGTTTTAAATGCTAACGCACATCAAAGTCCAATCGTCTTACTTTTCTCTGGCGACGTGCTTCTTGCCACATAATGTCTTCGTTAGTCAAAACATTATTTTTAGATTTAACATTATATGAATTTAACATAACAATTTGTGATAAGTCATTTGCAGATATCTTATCACCACGAATGGTTGCCATATTAGAACAACCACACGTTATTGTTTTACTATGATGCCCTTCCAATTCCTTATTGCAGGAACGACATCTAATTTTTAGATTTTCCATTTCTATAACCAGTTATACTTCTTCAATTTTTTTTTATTTATACAGATGTATTTGGTGGTATTCTTTAATAAAAAAGACCTCTACATTCTAGCAGAGGTCTTTAATCCTGTCGTTAAGGTTTAGTTAAGGATTGGTTTAAGTATCAGAAAGAATACTTAACTCCCAGTTTGAAGTTGGAGGTCAGGTTCTCAACCTTTCCACCACCAAGACCCCAGAACTCACCATAGATGCCAAGATCATCAGTAGCAGCAATGTTGATACCAACCTTACCGGACAGATTAACATCAGTTTCACCACCATTAGGGGTAGTAAGAGCAGGACCGATTTGACCGTAAGCACTTACAGTATCACTCAGAGCACCTTCATAACCAATATGTGCTTCAGTCACAGTGCCAACATACTCACTGCCAGTTAGACCAGCATTTGCCTCAACATTCACATAAGGGCCAGCGAACGCAGCGGTGGCAAGGAAAGGAGCAGCAGCAACGGCTGCGATTGCGGATTTAAACATAATTGTACCTCTATATTTTCTCGCAGAATTATACCTGCGGATGTAAGGAGTTTCGACTAACTCCTTTTATTCCAGTGACTCAACGAGTATTTGAGGTCTCATCACTTGAACGTATTTATTTTACCATTTTCTTAACTTTATGTCAAGAGGGGAAATATAATAAACTATTTTCCCCATCTGTATTCTATTTTATCAAACTTCTACCGTGATCAGTCGGTTAGCATATTCATAAGCATAATGTGTACGAGCACCATGAATGCCCCAACCAATCCAACTATACGCATAGTTCATGTAACGATCAATAGACTTACCAGGAGTTTTCATTCGGTCTTCGATTCGTTGCCATTGAACTTCATTCGTTAGATAACGAAGTTGCGTATGAAGTGATGATGGATCTCCACCATACTTCTTAGCAAAATCACCCAATCCATAATAACGATTGGCAGATGTCCATTGGATCAGACCGTAACCACGCCAGCATCCACGGTAACTGGTCCTGCTACCACCTTCACAAATATTAGGCACGAACATAGATTCCTGCTTAATATTGCCCATGATAGTAGCAAGGGCGTTTCTGTCTTTAATTCCATAATCTTGAAGGAATGCTAAAGCAGCATTCTCATTTTCATTACACCCTTTACAAATTAGCCTTTTCTCTTTTGGCTTAGGTAGTGCAACCTCTCGGATTGCTGTCTTCTTTTCATCTACAAATTCAAACTCTTTAATAACTGAGAATGGTACTTTCTCCACTGAAGGAGGAGGACCTTGCATTTTGTAGTTGACGAATGGCAGTGATGCCGTACTGGTTGTAACCGTTGCCAAGAGAGGCAGGGCTACTGTAAAGATAGATTGCATTAATTTTAATTGAACTCTACATCCGTATAGAGAAAGGGGTAAACCTTCTTCTCAGAAGGCAATCTCCACGGCTCTAAATCACACTCAAATTCTAATAATATAAAAACCTACTCATAATAGGAATCCAAAATTGGATTTTTTCATAATATCAGATTATTTAGAATTCGTCAAAAATCCAAAAAATAACCACTGATATATTCTAAAGACAACACTTCTAGATTTTCTTTTTGAATTACCCAATCTTGAATCTCACTATAAACACTTTCGGCATCTTTAATTCGATTATCATCACACAATTCGTGCATACGATTGATATGGTCCTCAATAAGTGTATTGCAGACTTTTTTAACTTTTAGGTCATTCATTAAAATAATCCTTCCTAAAATATCTCGAAAGTATATTTGAATTATAGTACGCAGGTTCTCCAGTGTCAAGAGATTCTATTAAAACGTTATTGGCAAAAAGTTGCCTAGTCTCTTCGTAATTTACTTTACCAAGAGTCTTATGTAATGATAATATTTCTCTGTCAAAATTTTCTTTACCATATTTTTTTATATCTTCTTTCAACTCAGGACAAGAACCATAATACTTTTTCCAATCAGATTCTTGCTTTACCTTCCTCGTCTTCCCTTTTGGTTTTCTAAACGACCAAAAATATTTCCTACCAAGGTATTTTCGTCCGTTGGACTTATTGGTAATGAGATAAACAAAACCAAAGTGGTCCAAAATATCATCAGAGTCAAAAATTTTCCCACAGTATCTCCACGGATTTTCATAGCTCATAATTAAATCTTATTCTTTGAGCTATTTAGAATCTAGATTATTCTTGAAACTCCACAGAGTCATTTTAGACATAAAAAAACACCCCCGTCAAGAGGGTGTAAAATTATGTGAAATGTATCACTCTGCACTTTCTAGAATTTGACTTAACCATACTTCACTCATATTTTCAATGATTACATTTGCGTCATTGATAGTTGCGGCAAAGTTGTTCTCAAGGAGGTATGATGCTACAATCTCATAAACTTCACCTAACTGCTTTTTCTCTTTTGGAGTTAGAGTTCCAGCAGACATTGCTTTCTGTCTTGATGTTTGTAGGTCCTTATCACCACCCTCTACCTTAGCAGCATAACCTCTAAGTCCTGCTCTTGGTTTATCTCTTACAGAACCTCTTCTTGATGCTGCTAAACCTCTTAGGGTTTTGCTTTGTCTTTCTTCTCTCTTCTTTCTGTCTGAGTCGGACTCATCACGTTTGTGCTTGATATAAGGACGGTCGGCACCTCTTTCTGCTGCTGCGATAGTTCTATCTACACTTCCAGAACGCTTGTATGCCTTAGAACGTGCTGCAAGTTCCTTGCGGGTTGCAATCTCACCTTCCTTTCCGAGTTCCTTACGCATTCTGGTTGCTTCATCGAGTTCAAACTCTTCATTATACTCTTTGTTCTTAACTGCTGCGATTGCTTCTGCCTTTGACATTCCAGACGCAATCATTCTTGCAATTCTAACATCTGCGAAGTCATTATCACCATCTTGGTCTTGATCTTTCTTTTTACCCTCATAGATTGAAGAGTACGCATCTGCAATATCTCTGATAGTTTTTGCGGAAGGCCATTCGTAAGATTGTTTTAATGGGTATTTAGTCATATCTCTAGGTTTAAAATTTAGTTTAGATGCCTCTACCTCACTTTTATTTATAATTGCAGGAGTTGGACCAGTTGTGGAAAGATTTGTCTTTTGTGCAGATTGAAGTGCTTTTTCTGCATTCTTTACAGAACTAGTATCTTGTCCTGATGCTTTTTGTGTTGCACGTTCTGCTTGTGCTGCTCTCAATTCAGCAGATGTTGGAGTTCTTCTTTCAAATGAAGTGTTTCCTAACTTTCCAATTGCTGGTGTTGGAGGTTTTGGTGTTGTGGGAGTTGGAGGTTTTGGTGTTGAAGTTGATGATACAGAATTTTTTGCAGCATTTTGTGCGGCAACACTTGCATAACGGGACTTTTCTGTATCACTAAAGGCACCAGCAGTATATTTCCCAGTTGCCTTATCTAATCTTCCTTCAACTCCACCTTTTTTTGCAAGAACAGTTGAAGATGCTGCTGGTCTTGGTGGAGGATTATTAGCACCTGGTGGATTTGGTTTTGGTGGAGGATTATTAGCACCTGGTGTTGGTCTTTTACCTAAACCAGTTTCTTTATTCAATCTATTGGCAAGTTTTAAACCTTGAGAGTATTTTTCAGTATCATATAAATTCGTTCCAGGTTTTACGACATATCCTTTATTTGTCTTTACTACTCCTAACTGTGCCCTTTGGTTTGTTGCATCAATTTTTCTTTGTGATTCTTTTTCTCTTCTCACTTTATCAAGCATTGCTTTAGTAGAAGAAGATGAACCAGGAAAAGATTGCGGCAACCCAAGTAAATCTACAACACCTTCATCAAGTTGCTCTACATCCTGAGGATAATAAACTTCCCTATACAAGTTTGCTAAAGCATCCAAGTCCTGCTTATTCATTTTTAACAATAAAAGTACTTTTATATACTTATTTATTATTTAATAAACTGCTTCCAGTACTCATAACTAGTCATTTCTTCATTCTTAGTTGCTTGATACGAACGAACTCTGGATTCACCTTTTTTGTCAGGTGCTACCATATGAGTTTTGATTTTCTTTGATGTTGGTGCTTCTTTCTTTTCTTTTTCAAATGCTTTATGAA